CTTAGGCAGATTGTGGGAATACCGACTTCCTTTCAGAGAAGGAAGCTACTCAATACATCAATGATGCCTACAATTATGTTTATCAGAAGCTCATAGACAGAGGTGACAGCTTCTTTGTGAAGAAGATGGAAGTAAGTACAGGAGTATATCCACTTCCACCAGACTTCTACCAGCTACGCTCAATCAAAGACCCCTACTCTGGGTTTGTACTTACAAGAAAGTCTGGCAATGCTTCCTTCAATGAGACAGGATATGAGATAGTGAATAATAAGCTTATTATTGGTGGTACTTCCTTGCATAATCTGGAAGCCACCTATTATCCAAATCCAACTTACGTTACCCTCAATTCCCCAGAGAAGGAAATAGGGAAGCTACCAATCCCAGAAGGAAAGTATGGAATATACGGCAATAAGTTTGTTTGTGAAGCAGAAGATTCCATTCTGGTATATGATTGGGTGAATGAAACAACTACAAATCTATCAATAGAGTTGGAAGACCCAATAGATGCAATCTATGTAAGCAAATCATCTTTCTTCCTAATTACTGCTACTACAATCTACTGCTATGACTTTGAGGGTAATCTAATCAATCAGTACAATAAGGAAGGCAATGTACTCATTAGATTGGAGAATGGAATCATTAGGGTAGAGCAGAGAATAGACAATCAAATCAAATACAGGGGCAAGGATATTACATTGGAACTTGTTCCAGAATTATACCTTGCCGCTACTGAAGGATATATATTCTACCGTAATAATGGCAAGCTATACATCCAGCAGGTAGATGAAACTGAATCCACTGAAATAGAGGATTCAATAGACAACTTCATTGCTACCAGAGTGAATGGAAAGGCAGGGGTATTGTTCTACAACAATAAGCCAAAGATATTCGTCCTCAATTGGTCTAAGGTAGAGCATATCAATGCAGACTTTGAGAGCTTCATTGGCTTCTATGACAACAAAGACTATGGAATGATATATACAGACGGAGTAATTTGCTACAAGAGGGGAATACTTCCAGAGACAGTATTCAACTATCCCAACAATACCTACTATACACTTATAGCGTATATTATAGCTACTTATTTGGTAGCCAAGCAAGGTGGGGATGTAAGTATCTTAGCCGCCCAGAAGGAAAAGGCAGAATCAGATTTGGAAGACAATTCCAATGATGCTTGGTCGCCTGTGAGAATCAAGAACGTATATTAAGGAGAAGCGTATGTTCAAGGAAACTAAGTTAGATTATAGCATAGAAAACCCATTGTCATTCCGTACAGATGAGAATGGGGAACAGCCCACTGAAGCATATGATATGGGAACAGATACTGCTGTTCCCTCTACTGCTATCCAGTCAGCCAGATATGATGGGGAGGATATGCACATTCGCTTCAAGAATGGCAATGGTACTGAATATACTTATCCAGGAGTTCCTCCTGAGACAGCCAAGAAATTTAGAATGGCGGCTTCTTATGGGAAGGCATTCCATAAGGACATTAAGCCGTATAGCGTCAATGCTTAAAACTAATAAGTAGGAGAATACCATGGGTGCAAAGAAAGGTGAATCAAGCGCAAGTAAAGCCGCAAGAGAAGAATATAATAAGATAATGGCAGAACAGAAACAGCAAATGGCACAGTATCAGAAATTGGTAGCTGAGAATACAGGTATGCAAGGCTACCAGAAATCATTGGATGCTGCTGCTCAAAATGCTGGCAAAATGAGTGTTGGACAGGCACAAGGAGCCGCCAATCAAGCAATTCAGGCAGGTAGAGCCGCTGGACAATCCAAAGCAGCCGCGGCAATGAATGCCATGAACAGTGCTGCCAATGTATATAGTGGAGCATATGGACAGAACCTCAACAATCAGCAAACACAAGCAGCTGGACAGTTGAACAATCAGGTTCAAGGACAAGGTGAAGTAGTAAATCAATACAACAACCAATTAACTGCTCAACAGAACGCAATCAATATGCAGCATATGGCTGATGACAAGAACAATCCTAACAGATTGGGTGGCATATTAAGCGGAGCATCAAGTGGTGCAATGGCTGGTGGCTCAATCGGTGGTGGTTGGGGTGCATTAGCTGGTGGTGTAATTGGTGGAATAGGAGGTGCATTATGAACCCACAGTTAGTAATGAAATTAGTAGAGAAATATAAGCCAATGATAACCAATCTTGTAGGAAAGGTGAAGGATGGCAAGGCAAAGGAAGACTATACTTCTTTTGGAAAGGAATGTGAGGAAGTAATCAATGCTTTCCTCAATATATCAGTGAAGGATTTGATATGAACAGCAATATAAACATACTGCTCAATAGACTTAGCCCATTGGCTAGGTCTTTGATTATGAGAGGCAAGATAAAGACAGCAATTATGATTAGCAACCTATCAGCATTAGATAAGGTGTTGCTAATGAAATATTTTGAGGAGAGGAGATAACTATGGCAGATACTAAAATAGTCCCTGGTTCAATACCAGCTAGTTTTCATACAAATCATACAGCAGAAGAAAATTATGCTACAAAAGGCAATGCTGAGAAGACAAGAAAGAAGGACGATAGAAATATATTCCAGAAAGCAGGTGATAAGGCAAAATCAATGACTAACAATGCCAAGGCTAAGGTACTTGGTGACAGAGCAATGGATTACAGTCAGTATTCTGATAAAAAGCTTCAGGAAATGATTAAGAAGAATCCAGGCAGTGCAGATTCTATTGTTGCCCAGAAAGAACTCAACAAGCGTAATGAAGCAGCTGGAATGGCAACTAAAGCAGTCAACGTCACTAACGCTCAGGGTGGAAAAGATGATATGCGCTTTTCATCTGGTAATACATTAGAAGATGCCCAGACATTTGGTGATACTAAGGCAAAAGATGTACCAGAAGAATTGAGGGCAATGGGTAAAGACCCTTCTACTACTTCCAGAGAAGAAGCAGCTGCTTTGACCAGAACAGACAATCCTACTACTCCAACTGCTTCATCTGCCACTGGTTCTGCTCCTGCTACACCACCTGCTCCATCTGTACCAGCTGGCCCCACAGGAAAAACAGCCAATTGGACAAATGAGCCAACAGAAGAAGTAAGTCCAAATGTAAATTTGGGAGAGGGACAAACAGCCGCTGAATTGGATGAGCAGGTATCAAACGAACCCAGAAAGACATTGGATGATATAATGGGAGACTATGAAAAGAAGTATCAGGAAAGCATAACTGCTACCCCAGAAATGAAGTCTATTTGGGAGGCTTGGAAGAATGGTGATATAGACAAATCTACCCGCAACTACTTTATAGCAGATGCAATTGCTAAATTTGCAGGTGATATGGGAAATATTTCCAATGCTCAACACGCTAACAATATGTGGGCTAATATAGAGAGTGGTAATCAAATCAATCCAATGGAGAATGTCAAAGGTGAAAGCCAGTGGCAGGATTATTTGAAGACAGACTGGAAGGAAGCCCAGAAACAGAAATGGGAAGGCAAGAAAGCCAGAATGGAATCAATGGCTGACATATTGAAAGAAGCCGATTTGGATGATTATGTAGCAAACAGCAAAGTAGATATTATGTCAAATAGCAAGGCTCAAAAAATGGCAGAAGAGAACCCAACTAAAGTTCATTCATATGCTTAATACACAGAGAGCTCTTGAAGGAGACCCCACAATGAGTAATATGGATAAGAATGCATTGGTAGATGCTAAGGCAGATATTGAACAAGCTCAAAGAACTGGGGTCATAGATGAAAAAACTTCCAGAGCACAACAGCAGATATTAGACTTGAACATTCAGTACTACGACCAAGAACAGGCAATCAAGGCGAAAGTAGCAAATGGTCAATTGTCTATTGCAAATGCTCAATTAGAATTAGCAAAAGCTCAGGCTTGGAGAGATAGATATATGAGTGAACTTGTAGGAAAAGGAATGGATTTGCTTGGTGGGTTTATTCCACACTAATTACTAAGAGGTAAGCATATGAAGTTAGATTATACGATAGATATGGAAGACCCAGAAAACGCCAGAGCGGTTGAAGAGGTCTTCAAAGACCAGCCAGACCCAAAAGTAATTATAGATATGCAACAGACATTAGCAAGAGCATTACAGCCAGTACAGATGCCTCAAACCAATCAAGCAATGGGGCCTGTACAGGCCAGTCCAAACTGGGGGAATAACCAATGAAGAAAGAAGAGATAATTAGAGATATAACCACACTCAAGAACATTTCAGGTGTAAGATTCAACAAGTATCTTAGAAATGCAAGGCTATATACTTGGACACCTGGCTTGTCCTTGCGCAATATTAATCAATCACAGGTCGTAGGCTACTATGACCTTAACACATATGGAGAAGACAATACTTCCTCAATCCAAGAGAATGTAATTGCTTCTTGTGTAGATACTTTGGTAAGCAAGATTGCTTCCACTAAGGTAAGACCATTCTTCAATACAGTGAAGGGGTCTTTCAGGGATATACAGGTAGCCAAACAAACACAGCACTTCTTCGACATATTCTTTGACAAGATTAACATCAATAAGATAATCACCTCCGCATTTAAGGATGCCTGTATATTTGATACAGGTATTGTATATATTGATGAGAACTACAATATCAAGAGGGCACTTCCTTGGTTGGTTTATACTGACCCTGCCGAAGCAACCTACAATAATATCACTAGGGTAGTATATGAAATCAAGAATGACCCTACTAGGGAAGACAGTGGTTCTACTTACTACTATTGGAACAGTGGCAAGAAAACATATGCAGTATATGATGGAAGCAAATGCACAGTGAAGGAATATAAGCACGACAAAGTTCCATTCATCTTCCTTCACTACAATGATCCGATTGTATCCAATTCATCTACTTCCATTGCAGACTTATTGTATGGTATTCAGATGGAAATCGACCTCCTTCTACAAAAGATAGAGGATGCTTCCAAATTGAATCCAGCCCTTACTTTCTTCGTTCCAGAAGGAAGCACACTCAAAGCAAATCAGATAGACAACAGGATTGGTAATATCATCACTTACAAAGCCTCCAATTTGGTTCAGAATCCAATTACTACTGCTACTCCGGCATTCATTGACCCCCAGTACATGCAGTTATTGACACAGCTCAAACAAGATGCTTATGAAGCAGTGGGTATTTCACAATTGTCTGCCACTTCCCAGAAGCCAGTTGGATTGGATTCTGGTAAGGCATTGAGCACGATGGAGAATATTGAATCAGACAGATTTGAGACCCAGCTTAATGCCATAATCCGTTCCTATACAGACTTGGCAAAACTATACATTGAACTCACTCCTGATGATTGGCAGGTATTGCCAACTTCTTTGATGAGGGAAGAAATAGACTGGAAGGAAGTCAAGGAAACTATTGACAATATGAACATTCAGTTCAGTGGTGCAGATGCATTGTCAAAAGACCCCCAGACCAAATTACAGCAATTGCAAATGTTGGCTTCTGCTGGCCTATTGCCACAGTCCAGAATTGCAATGCTAATGGAAATTCCAGACTTGGAGCAGGGATATTCATTGTCCAATAATGCCCTTAATGCCGTCTTGGCAGTAATAGATGACTGTATCACTAAGGACATCTATGATGTACCTTTCTTTATTCCACAGGATATGCTCAAAACAGAGATTGCTAACACTATGCTTTCTTTGAAGGCAGCTGACAGCCAAGGAAACAAGGATGATATAGCCAAATTGCAGAGATTGTATGAAGCAGTGGTTCAAGGACAGCAGTATGTCAATGGAATAGAGCAAGCCAAGGCACAGGAAGAACAGATGGAAGGTGCAAACGAACAATTACAGCAGGCTAATATCCAGCAGGCTCAGCAGATTAATGCTACCATGGCAAACAATATGCCTAATACAATGGCAAATAGTACGCAAGAACAAGCACAGCAAATGGCTAGTGCTTTTCAAAACTAATATATAGGAGAATACATTATGTTAGAAGCAGAAGACTTAGAGAAATTGAACGTAATTTTTGAGAAGTATAGTAAATTGATGCAGGAAACTCTTGACAGAGTGGATGCTATGGAAGATGTACTATACAACAAAATCATCAAGCCAGCAGAAACCTTGGAAAATGACTACAACACTGGATTGAGAAGGGATGATTTCAAGGCAAAGTATGCTGACAAGCTATCACCTTTCAATGACAAGCTCAAGGCTATTGAAGGGGATGATTTTGACTTGGTAGAGAAAGCATTTGGCGACTTCGATGCTATTGAAGGTGAGAAGAATGGTGATGAGTATGTAGAGAAGCTTATTGCCAAAGTCCAATCACAGTTGGACAAAATCAGCAAAGCCTTCAATCCAGATGCAGTTGTAATTGAAGCAACCGCTACTGAAATTCCAGCAGAGGAAAACAAGGAAGTAGAAGACAAGGCAGAAGAAGCTGAAAAAGCAGTGGAAGAAGCTGTTGAGGAAGCAGAAAAGGAAGTAGCAAAAGAAGAACCAAAAGAGGAAGCTTCTGAGGAAGAGAAGAAAGAAGCTGAAAAGGCAGTAGAAGATGCTGTTGAAGAAGCAGAGAAAGAAGTTGCTACTGAAGAACCAGAAATCAGCGAAGAAGAAAAGGAAGAAGAAAAGGAAGAAGAGAAGGAAG